AATTTAAAAAAATGGAAGATGTTAGAAAAATAGTCAGCCCTTTAATAAGACCTTTTTTAAAACGTATTTTCCCTGTTGAAGGTGGAGATAGAGCTTCTGTTCAAATAGCTCATACTTTTGAAAAAAGTAAAATGAAACCACCGAAAAGAGAAGGAGTAAAAAAAGAAATAGGATATGATCCTGAAAAATATATAGGACAGGGTGTTAATCCTGATTATTTATATCTTGATATATCTCCTTATAACCAAGGCATTCAAAAAACTTTAGAGAATCAAGCGAACGTTGCAGGTAAAACAGGTAATTATGATAGATTGGCCCAGATACAAAAAATAATGGAAATAATGGGCGTTGAAGGTAAACAAGCTGGAATAACTGTAGGTAAAAAAAGAAAACTGTCTACAAAATTAAAAGGATTAATTATGGAATTACAAAAAACTGGAGATCCTTTACCAGAGCTAAAAGACTTACAAGAAGCAATAAAAATACTAGAAAGTTCAGGAACAGGGGGTTATGCTAAAGGTGGTATGGTAGAAGACGATTTAGATATTTTTGAAACTTCAGGTCAAACTATTCCTGCAGGAATAGATGATGGAATGGAAGACATTGATATTTTTGAAGAGGCGAGAAAACAAGGTTACGAAGAAGTAGAAGTTGCAAACTTAATGGTACCATTCTTTAAAATGTTTGGAAAAGCACCTCCTAATGTAATTGCTCCTATTCCTACACCAAAACCAAATTTAGCAAATCAAACTAAAAAACAAGCAGAGTCATTAGCAACGCAAAAAGAAAAGTCTGCTATGGAAGATATTTTTGATCCTACTCCAGAAAGTAAAATTAGGGATGAAATATCGCCTGATACGGATCTAACTGCCATTGCAACAACTCCTTTAACCGAGCAGCCAATGACCTCGGTATTTTATTCTGATATTGAAAGAGCTTTAGCAAAGTCAGATGCACCTAAACAATTTGCATCTAAAGAAGAAGTGTTTGAGTACTTTAATAAAAATAATATTAAACGATCCGAAGAGGTTGATTATCGTATTCCTCAAATTTTAAGATTATTTCCTGAAGGAGAGCCAATACCCACAAGTGCTTTATTAGCACAAATACGGCAAGCTCCTATTAAAGGGTTGAGGGTACATGCAACAGGATATGGATCAGATATAATTAATCCAAAAGGAAATGTAGATCTTCAATATACAGGATATAAAGAACCTGGTCATATAACTGACACAGCGCGTGAGCGTGTATTAATATTACCAAAGAAAAGTTTACCTGGTGATACGGGAGAATTACCTTTAAATTTTCAGGGTGAGGGGGCCGCGGGCCAACGTCATAGATTTGGTGAAAGTGATGATATGTACGTGATCGGGTGGTCACGGCTCACGGACCGTTATGGAAAAATTCCTCAAAAGGTAGAAGGACCATCAACAAAAGTAAATACAAGAAAATTAAAAACAATCCGTACTAAAAATAATAATACACTTAACGGTTTGTACGCTGAAACAAAAAGTAAATTATCCCGACTAGCAGGTCAACGAGATTTCAATCAAGCGGACATTGATGAAATAATGGAAGAATTTGGTGATACATTTAAACCAACGGTGGTGGCAAAATATGCTGATCAAATAGATCAGGTTAGCCCTGGTCTTGTCGATCAGATGGATGAGCTCGTTGTAAAAAATAGAGAATTAACAGAACAAATATCTAAAGCAGAAACACCAAGTGCCGAGGGCGTGGTTCGTGTAACGTTTGCCGATGAGATTCAATCAGATCTCATGCAAGAAGCAGCAAAGAGAAAAAAATTCTTGGCAGGAACTTTACGTCGAATGCAAGATCAGGGAAGAAGTATTGACGATCTAAGTCAGTATGATGAGTTAAATAAAGAGATCATGCAATTTTATAAAGAGAATGAAAGTATCTTTAGACCGGAAACTAAAACAGCAGCTGAGGTAGATATTATGCGTCAACAACTAACAAAAATGGATGAAGAGGTTGATAACATCATTAATAATTACATAACGACAAGAGAAATAAGTGAAAAAGATATGACGCGGTTAGGGGAAATGCTTCAAACAAATTTAGATAATTTACTCAATAAAGTAATGACTATTGATTCAAACACAATGGGTAAATTATTTCCTAACTTACCATTTAAGAACAGAAATGAATGGGCAGATGCTGTTATAAAAAAAGATTTATACGAAGCAGCCTACCGTAAGTTTGTTTTAAAAGATCCTAATGCAGCAGACTATTATGCGGTAACCCCTGATACATATGTTAATAAAAGATGGCAGTTTGAAGGAGATACTTCTACACCTCAAGTACTTCGAGACAATGATAAAAAAGCCATTCTTGATGAATTTACTCGATCAGGAAATCTTCAACCTTCTCAACTGAGAGGAATTGGTACAAGTGAGTTTTATGGCGGTCCTAATGCTAAAGCGCCTGTTCGCTATAATGTTATTGATAAGAACCAACCAATTAAACAACCCGTAAGAGACGCGAGTGGCGAGATTGTTAAAAAAGATGGCAAGACGGTGATGGAAACAACAGGATACAAAAAAGTAAAAGATTTTAAAGGTAGTGAAGATATTAATGAGGCACAAAATTATGCAGACGTTAGTAATCAAGGAATGGATGTTAAATATGAAGTTGTAAAAGAACAACCCCACTATACCAGTGTATTAGAAAAAATATTATCTACGCAAGCAAAACAAAATAATTCTGAATTTATAACACTACCTGTACAATTAAAAGAAGGGTCTATGAATGTATATAAGATTACCGATCAAAATGGTAATATGGTAGCCACCTTATCCGATAGCGATCAGGCTATGAGATTGAAAGATAGTAATCCAAATTATCAGATACAACCGTTGTCAGTTCCTGATGAAGGTGCCATGAAACCAGTTTTTGCTATTAAGATTACTAAAGAAATGTTAGAACCTTATGTAACACATAAAGCACAGGGTGGACTTGTGGAAGATATTGATATATTTGAGGTAGCATAATGGCAATAGACAGAAGAATTACAGGAGCTGAAGAACCAGCTTTAGAAATGGAAAGTGTTGATATTCAAACACCAGACATGGATATAGAAGCTGTAGAAATGCAGGAGGATGGTTCTGCAATAATTAATCCTGAAGATGATATTCCTGAACTTTCTTTTGATTCTAATTTAGCAGAATTTGTTGATGAAGATGCAATGGGTGTTATTGCTAATGATTTAATTGCTGAATACAAAGCCGATCAAGGTTCACGCGATGAGTGGTTTCAATCTTACCGAAAAGGATTAAATCTTTTAGGATTTAAATATGAAGAACGTACAATGCCTTTTGCTGGATCAAGTGGAGTAACACATCCTCTTTTATCAGAATCGGTGACACAATTTCAAGCGCAAGCTTATAAAGAATTATTACCCGCAGGAGGACCTGTTAGAACAGAAATTTTAGGAACACCAGACCCTGAAAAAGAACAACAGTCTCAACGTGTAAAAGATTACATGAATTATCAGATTATGCATGTTATGGAAGAATTTGATCCTGAACTAGATCAAATGTTATTTTATTTACCTTTAACAGGTTCTACTTTTAAAAAAGTTTATTTTGATACTACTTTAGGTAGAGCTGTCTCTAAGTTTGTTGCATCAGAAGATTTAGTTGTTCCTTATATGGCAACTGATTTAGAAACAGCAGAACGTGTTACACATATTTTAAAAAGAACAAAAAATGAAGTACGTAAGATGCAAGTTATTGGTATGTATCGTGACGTTGAAATTGATCCATATAAAACTGAAAATGATGTTCAAGAAACAAAAGATCGTATTGAAGGTGTAGAGGATGATGGTTATAAGAATGATAATTATACCTTATTAGAAATTCATTGTGATTTAGACTTACCAGGTTTTGAAGATGAGGATGGAATTAAATTACCTTACATTGTTACAATTGATGAAGGGTCACAAGAAGTTTTATCTATTTATAGAAACTATGAAGAAGAAGATGAGTACAAAAAGAAAAAACAATATTTTGTTCACTATAAGTTTTTACCTGGCCTTGGTTTTTATGGCTTTGGGCTTATCCACATGCTCGGGGGTTTATCCCGAACAGCAACATCAGCCCTCCGTCAACTTATCGACGCTGGTACATTGTCCAATCTCCCTGCGGGTTTTAAAGCTAGAGGGTTGCGAATTAAAGACGATGATAATCCCCTCCAACCAGGAGAATTTAGGGATGTAGATGCTCCAAGTGGGGATCTAAGACAAGGGTTATTACCATTACCATATAAAGAACCATCTCAAACTTTATTTCAATTATTAGGATTTGTTGTTCAGGCTGGTCAACGTTTTGCCACAATTGCTGATCAAAAAATAAGTGATGCTGCGGGTGCAGGCGCTCCTGTGGGAACTACAATGGCTATCATGGAACGTGGTACGAGAGTCATGAGTGCTATTCACAAAAGAATGCATTATGCACAACGTATAGAATTTAAACTTTTAGCTAAAGTATTTAAAGATTATACCGAACCTTTTTATCCATACAATGTAGGGAAAGATATTGTTCCAAGTGTTAAACAAGCTGATTTTGATGATCGTATTGATATTATTCCTGTATCGGATCCAAATATATTTTCTATGTCTCAACGTGTTACGTTGGCACAAACACAACTACAATTAGCTCAAGCTGACCCTGCGGCGCATAATATGTATGAGGCTTATAAAAGAATGTATCAAGCTCTTGGTGTTCATGACATACAAGCTATTTTACCAACACCTAAACCACCGGCTCCAAAAGATCCAGGTTTAGAAAATGCTGATGCTTTAATGGTTAAAACATTAACAGCTTTTAGAGAACAAGATCATCAAGCACATATCGATGCACATCGTACATTCATGTCAACAATTCTTATTCGTAATAATCCAAATGTTACAACTATACTTCAAGCACATGTAATGGAACATATTTCGTTATTAGCTAGAGAACAAGTGGAAGCAGAAAACACGGAACAAATTCAAAAAGTTGCTCAACAATATGGTGGAGAATTACCACAGGAATTACAACGTCAATTCCAGGAAGAATTAGAAAAACAAGTAGCTGTTAAAATAACAGAGTATATTGAGGAAATGTTTATTGAAGAACAACAATCAATGGAAGGTCAAGGGGAAGATCCACTTGTTGCACTAAAACAACAAGAAATAAATATCAAAGCTCAGGATCTCCAAAGAAAAATTGAAGATGATGAAGCAAGAATAGCTATTGATGAATCAAGAATAGAGGCAGATGCTAAACAGCATCAAGATAAGATTGATTCACAAGAAGATATAGCTCAATTAAGAGCTAATGTTAATTTAACCAAAGCAAAAGAACCTAGAAAAATCGACGAAAAACGAGATATAAAGTTTGATAACTAATATAGGTCTTGTAAAAGTGGTGTTGACGTCTAATGTAGAAATTATGACTGTGGCAGAAGAAAAATTACATCGATGGTTTGAAGAACTGATGGTGATGGCAGAAAAGACTTCCAAATGTGAGGAAGATAATATACTCTTAGCAGGTGCTTTTATGAGTGCAGCTCGGGTTTTATATTATAATCATATGAATCCTGATCAGGCTAAACATATCATGGAGCAAAACACGTTTGATTTTATTGATTTAATCAAACCAACCATACACTGAGGGGTAAATATGGCAAAGAACACTGGAAGAATGAACTTATTAGAGGAAGTAGGTCGTATTGACGCTGAAAAATCTAATAAAAATAGAAAAGCTGAAAAAAAACGAGTTATTGGTGAACTTAACAGAGGATATAAAAAAGGTGGATTAGTTACTGAAATGTATTCTCGAGGTTATGGCGTAGACATAAAAAGTAGACGCAAACCAACAAAAATTTATTAAGAGGTTATTATGGCTACAGCTAAATATATAAATGGATCTAAGTATCCTAACGCTAAAATGACTGTCTCTGAAGATCTAAATCCTTATGCAGGACCTACAACTAATAAAGCATACGCTCCTTCGACAGCGGCTCTGAGAGTTCAAGGACCTACTAAAATTGATAATTTAGGTGACGGACCAAAAGGACAACGCAGTAAA